GAAAAATATCGTCCAAAGAAAATTGAAGATTGCATTTTGCCAGCAGGCATTAAGAAAACATTTCAGGACTTTGTAGATAAAGGAGAAATTCCCAATCTACTTTTATCTGGTCCACCAGGAATTGGTAAAACAACAGTAGCAAAGGCATTATGCGAAGAATTGGGAGTGGATTACTATGTGATTAACGGTTCAGACGAGGGAAGATTTCTTGATACTGTTCGCAATCAAGCAAAAAACTTTGCCTCAACAGTTTCACTTCAAGGAAACAATAAACATAAAGTAATTATTGTGGACGAAAGTGACAATACCACCACAGATGTACAACTCTTACTTAGGGCAAATATTGAGACGTTCTATAAAAACTGTAGATTCATCTTCACCTGCAACTATAAGAACAAGATCATTGAACCCCTACATTCAAGATGTGCAGTTGTTGATTTCTCAATTAAAGGGAAGGAAAAAACAAAACTTGCAGGAGAGTTCTTCAAGCGTCTCGGGTCTATTCTTGAGGAAGAGAGCATTGAATTTGAGCAAAAAGTTCTGGCACAAATTATCAACAGTCATTTCCCAGACTGGAGGAGAGTCCTCAATGAGTGTCAAAGATATTCTGTAAGTGGAAAGATTGACTCTGGAATTCTAACCACATTCTCTGATGTATCAGTAACTGACCTAATTAAGAACCTGAAGGAAAAGAATTTCCCAGAGGTCAGGAAATGGGTTTCTCTGAATATGGATAATGATTCATCAACAATTCTCAGGAAAGTTTATGATGCTCTTTATGAGAAGGTTGATGGTCCAAGTATTGCTGCTGCAGTTTTGATTGTAGCAAAGTATCAATATCAAAGTGCATTTGTGGCAGACCAAGAAATTAATCTTCTTGCAGCATTAACAGAATTGATGGTAGAGGTAAACTTTAAATGAATTATAATATCCTAAAAGATGAACCAGTAAAAACAACTCCTGAGAATGTTAAGGAAGCAAATGAGGCACTCTTTAGAGCAAAGATGACTCTTCCTGCTGCTGCAAAACATTGTGGAATGACTCAGAAAGAAATGAAACTTACCTTCTGGGAATATTTGAAGTACAACAAACCTGATTATGAAACAACTTAAAACACCTTTAAGGTATCCTGGAGGAAAGTCCAGAGCAGTTCCAAAACTATTTCAACATTTGCCAGATCTCTATAACTACAGAGAATTTAGAGAACCATTTGTTGGTGGTGCTTCTATGGCACTTGCAGTGACTAAACAATATCCAGATATTTCTATATGGGTAAATGATCTTTATGAACCTCTTGTAAATTTTTGGAAGGTCCTTCAAACAGAAGGAGAAAAATTTACAGAAGAACTTTTGAAATTAAAACAATCTTACAACTCACCAGACAAAGCAAGACTTCTGTTTGCAGAGTCTAAAGAATGCCTTGCTCATTCTAAATCAAAGTCATTTGATAGGGGAGTATCTTTTTATATTTTAAATAAGTGTTCTTTTAGTGGACTTACAGAAAGTTCCTCCTTTTCTGCTCAAGCATCTGAAAATAATTTTTCAGTCAGGGGAATTGAAAAACTTCCAGAATATTCTAAGTTGATTGAAAAATGGAATATAACTAATTATTCCTACAATCATCTATTGGATGGAGATAGTACTGTTTTTGTGTATCTTGATCCTCCTTATGATATTAAGGACAATCTCTATGGCAATAGAGGATCAATGCATAAAGGATTTGATCACGATAAGTTTGCTGCTGATTGTGATAATTATCCTGGTATGGATATGATGGTTAGTTACAACTCAAGTCAATTGGTTAGAGATAGATTTAAAACTTGGAAAGCATTTGAATTTTCCCACACATATACTATGAGATCTGTGGGTGAGTACATGTCAGAACAACATCAGAGAAAGGAATTAGTTCTTATTAATTATGAAGTATGAGTTGAAGGATTGGTTAGGGTCAATTAATCAGTCTAAAATCAATATTATGGATGAAGATTCATCCTCCAAAAAAGATTATGCTCCCTATATTATTAACAGATGTTTATCTGGAACAATTGATACTTTGATGTATTCTAATGAAATGAATAAGAATCATTCATTAGACAAGAAGTTGCAATATGATTTTTTTATAAATACTGTGAGAACAAGGAAAAGATACTCTCCTTGGATTAAACAAGAAAAACTCAAAGATCTTGAAGTAGTTAAATCTTACTATGGTTATAGTAATGAAAAAGCAAAACAAGCTTTGAAAATTCTCTCAGAAGACCAAATTAACTTTATTAAATCTAAACTTGAAACTGGAGGAAGAAAATGAGTGTAGTTAATGAACCTGAAGTGAAGTGGACTCCTAACCAAATGGTAGAAGTTATTCTTAATGAACCTGATGATTTCTTGAAGGTTCGTGAGACACTCACTAGGATTGGTGTTGCATCTAGAAAAGAAAAAAAGATCTATCAATCTTGCCACATTCTTCATAAGCAAGGAAGATATTATCTTGTCCACTTTAAAGAACTGTTTGCTCTTGATGGTAAGCACGCTAATCTTACTCTGAATGATGTTCAGAGAAGAAATAGGATTGCCCAACTTCTTGCAGATTGGGGTCTTATTACTATTGTGGATGTGAGCAAAATTCAAGATATTGCTCCACTTAATCAAATCAAAGTTCTTTCTTACAAAGATAAGAATGATTGGGTCCTTGAAACCAAATACAATATTGGTTCTAAGAAAAAGAAGGTAGAGGAAACTGAATAATATGGTAGGGGATTCAACATCCCCTTTTTTATTGGATGTTGTATAATTAATAATGGATGCCTTAGGGGTCCACAAAACACAAACTCGCTTTTAAAGGAGCTACCATAATGTCTAATCTCACAAGATATACTGTTTCGGATTTGCCTACTTTGCTGGACAAGATTACACGCAATAGTATTGGAATGGATGAATATTTTGATCGTCTGTTTAACCTTCATGAAACTACAACAAATTATCCTCCATATAATCTAGTTCAGGTAAATAATGTGGAATCTCGTTTAGAGATTGCCCTTGCAGGATTTAAGAAGGAGGAGGTTCATGTCTTCACAGAGTATGGAAAACTTTTTGTCGAAGGAAAAAAATCAGATACTGAATCGGACAGGACGTTTATCCACAAGGGAGTGGCTAGCAGAAGTTTCACGAGAGCATGGACACTCTCAGACGACACAGAAGTCAGAGAAGTCACCTTTGAAGATGGATTACTTGTCATTCGATTAGGGAAGATTGTTCCAGAGCATCATGCACGTAAAGATTATCTATAAATAGATTTGAATATCGTCGGCGCAGGGGGAGGATGACTAAGACCATCCAACCCCCTTTTTTATAAATACCTAAAAAGGGTTAATGAAAACATATAATCAATTCCTTGAGGAATCAATATCTTTTAAAGTTAATACACAACTTAATCCTAAATTTTGGGTCAATGATAAATTGAAACCTGAAGTAGCAAAGCATCTAAAGAAAGTAGCAGATGCTTGGACTGAATTTGTGGGATTAAAGAAGTCATCAGTTCAGGATATTTTATTATTGGGAGGAAATGCTGGATATAATTATACTAGATATTCAGATTTGGATTTGCATATAGTTGTTGATTTGGAGAAAGCAACTGAATGTCCAGATTTAGCATCTGATATGTATGAGGATAAGAAACAACTGTGGAAGTTAACTCATAATGCCAAAATTTATGGACATGATATTGAACCTTATGTAGAAGATATTGGCAAAAAGAGAAGAAAAAATCAAGGAGTTTATTCCATAAAATATAAAAAATGGTTAATGCTTCCTGGTAAGTTCACTGGAGAACTGGATAGGGACTTGCTGAATGACAAAGTTCGTGATATGATGAGGAAAATAGATAGGACAGTTGTTAGCGCAACTGATGAAGATGTTTTAAAAAATCTTCTATCTAAACTCAGAGATATGAGAAATGCAGGTTTAGATAAGGGAGGAGAATTTTCCTTTGAGAATCTTGTTTTTAAAGAACTTAGAAACAAAGGTTACATAGATAAACTTGCAGATCATATTCTGAAACTTCAAGATAAAACTCTTACTTTGGAAAATTATGGCAGTTAAACTTTTAATTCTAAAATCTTTGGAAGACGTCATTGCTGATGTTACTGAAGATATAACTGGTAAATATTACACACTATCCAATCCAGTAGTGACTAGATTGGATGGAGACAAACTTTCTTTCTATCCATATGCTCCCCTTTCTAAAGAAACTACCATTAAAATTCCTACTGATTGGGTAGTTGCTTGTTTAGATCCTATTGATGAAGTTGTTGATTCTTATTTGGAGAATGTAAATGCAAAACCTAAAAATTCTGATTCTGAAGAATGATGCTATTCTGATTACAGAAATACATGAAGTTCCAGGGGCAGACTTGGGAGAACCTGATTGTAAATTGGTAAATCCTGTTCAGATGTTGGTTTCAGATGCCAATCATTATGATATGAAAAAATGGCCTGTATTCACTGATCAGAGAGAACTCAAGATTCATTCTGACTCAATCTTTACTATTGTAGATCCAAAACCAGATCAAATTGAACTTTACTTGAAAACTATTAAATGAACTTTTATACCAATGTAGTTCTTGTTGGAAATGAAATACTTTCCAGAGGGTTTAATAATGGGGAACATTTCAAGAATAGAGAAATGTTCTTTCCAACTTTATATGTAACTAGTAATAAAAAAACTAAATTTAAAACTCTTGAGGGAAAATATGTAGAGGAAGTTAAACCAGGAACTATTAGGGAAACTAGAGAGTTCATTGATAAGTATCAAAAGATTGATAACTTTAAACTATATGGTAATACTAGGTATATCAATCAATATATTTCAGAAAACTATAAGGATGAATCTATTAGATTTGATATTTCAAAGATCAAACTAATTACCATTGACATTGAGGTTGCATCAGAACAAGGATTCCCAGATGTGGAATCAGTCCAGGAGGAAGTATTAACTATATCCATCCAGGATTATTCCACTAAAAAAATTATTACTTGGGGAAGCAAACCTTTTGTAAATACTAATCCTAATGTAAATTATATTTCCTGCAACAGTGAATATGATCTACTGGATAGATTTATGTTTTATTGGGAGCAGAATTGTCCAGAGGTAATTACTGGATGGAACTGTGAATATTATGATATTCCTTATCTCTATAGGAGAATATCTAGGGTTCTTGGCGAAAAGATTGCCAAGCAACTTTCTACTTGGGGAATTGTTACTGAGAATGAAATCATTGTTAATGGCAGACCTCATATCAGATATGATATTGCAGGAACCACTGTTCTAGATTATCTTGAGTTGTATAAAAAGTTTACTTATACCAATCAAGAATCATATAGACTTGATCATATTGCTTTTGTTGAACTTGGTCAGAATAAATTGGACCACTCAGAGTATGATACCTTTAAGGAGTTCTATACTAAAAACTGGCAAAAGTTTGTAGAATATAACATCAAGGACGTGGAACTTGTAGATAGACTTGAGGATAAAATGCGTCTAATTGAACTTGCAATTACTATGGCATATGATGCTAAGTGCAATTTCAATGATGTGTTTTATCAGGTAAGAATGTGGGATTCTATCATCTACAATTATCTGAAAGAAAAAGATATTGTTATTCCATTTAAGAAGGATACTAAAAAAGATTCTAAGTATGCTGGTGCTTATGTAAAGGAACCAGTTCCTGGAAAGTATGATTGGGTTGTGAGTTTTGACCTTAATAGTCTGTATCCACACCTGATTATGATGTATAACATTTCTCCAGAAACTCTTCTGGATGCTAAGCATCCAAGTATTTCTGTGGACAAAATTCTGAACAAGTCTGTAGATTTTGATGACTACAAACAGTACTCTGTTTGTGCCAATGGTGCAATGTTTAGGAAAGATGTTCGTGGATTCCTTCCAGAACTAATGGATAAAATCTATAGTGAGAGGACAATCTATAAAAAGAAAATGCTTGCTGCAAAACAGGAGTATGAAAAAACACCAACAAAAGATCTAGAAAAGGAAATTGCTCGTTGTAATAACATTCAATTGGCAAGAAAGATTCAACTTAATTCTGCCTATGGTGCTGTAGGAAATGAATACTTTAGGTATTTTAGGATTGAGAATGCAGAAGCAGTTACTCTATCTGGTCAAGTATCTATCAGATGGATTGAAAACAAAATGAATACTTACTTAAATAAAATTCTAAAAACTGATGGTGTAGATTATGTTATTGCTTCAGATACTGATTCTATTTACCTTAATATGGGTCCTTTGGTTGAATGTGTATACAAAGGCAGAGAGAAAACTAATGAGAAAGTTGTTGGGTTCCTTGATAAGATCTGTAAAATGGAACTTGAGCCTTATATTGAAGATTCTTACAAAGAACTGGCTGAGTATGTGAATGCATATGAGCAGAAGATGCAAATGAAGCGAGAAAATATTGCTGATCGTGGAATTTGGACTGCTAAGAAAAGATACATTCTAAATGTGTGGGACTCTGAAGGAGTCAGATACTCTGAACCAAAACTGAAGATTATGGGAATTGAGGCAGTCAAATCATCTACTCCAGCACCTTGTAGGCAGATGATTAAAGATGCTCTCAAATTGATTATGACAAAAACTGAAGATGATCTTATTGAGTATGTTGATAAGTCTAGAAAAACTTTCTATTCTTTGCCTCCAGAGGAAATTTCTTTTCCAAGAACAGCAAACAACATTAACAAATACAGATCCTACAGTTCAATTTATGAAAAGAAATGTCCCATTCATATCAGGGGATGTTTGTTGTATAACCACTATACTAAAGAGAAGAATTTAAATAATAAATATCCCATTATCAATAATGGGGAAAAAATTAAATTTTGTTATTTAAAGAATCCCAACCCAATTAGAGAAAATGTGCTATCATTTGTACAGCAGTTCCCAAAGGAATTAAATCTAATTAAATATGTTGATTATGAACTTCAGTTTGAGAAAGGTTTTATTGATCCTTTGAAAACTATTCTTCAATGTATTGGATGGGGCATTGAAAAAACAAACACATTAGAATCACTTTTTGCTTAAACCTATGAAAAAATTAATTTTGCTGTTTAACAGATGGACAGCTTGGATGAGAAAAGACACTGATGTAATGGTCAGAAACAGTGATGGTTGGGGTGATGATGTCATTTATCAAATTAAAATGGCAACACCTTCTCCAGAAACAAAGACAATTGTTTATATGGATAAGAATACAAACGTAATGACTCCATATCCAGAGGTTTCTGGATCCACAACAGTTGGTGGAATTAGTATGGATATTGTTTCTGATATTGTTGATGGTATCAGCAATTGGATGAATGATATGGATGCTTATGTTCGCATTCAAAGAGTTACTAGTCGTGGTGATGCAATTGGTAAAGCACTTCTTATTTGTGTAACTAACCCAACTGTTGGATGTCCTTGGTTCTCTATTCAAAAGAGCGATGATGATTACTATCAAGAGTATTCTCTCTATGAGGGGCATTCTGCTGGTGTATTAGATGCTTTTGATGATGGGACTAGTCTAACTATTACCAGACAAGATGATACTGATGTAAAAAATTGGAAAATTGATATTGGTTGATATGGATTTCTTAAAAGATATAATTAAAGAAGTTGGTGGAGAATATGCTTCATTAGCATCTGATATAGAGGAAACAGAAAACTATGTTGATACAGGTTCATACATTTTTAATGCACTGGTTTCAGGTAGTGTATTTGGTGGTGTATCTGGGAACAAGATTACTGCTATTGCTGGAGAGTCTTCTACTGGAAAGACTTTTTTCTCTCTCGCAGTGGTTAAGAACTTTCTTGATACTAATCCCGATGGTTACTGTCTCTACTTTGACACTGAGGCTGCTATCACTAAATCTCTTTTAGAGAGTAGAGGAGTAGATACAAACAGACTTGTTGTAGTTAATGTGGTTACTATTGAGGAATTTAGATCAAAAGCTCTGAGGGCAGTTGATCTTTATATGAAGAAACCATCTGACACTAGGAAGCCCTGCATGTTTGTGCTAGACTCCCTGGGTATGCTCTCAACAGAAAAGGAGATCACTGATGCTTTAAATGATAAGCAAGTGCGTGATATGACTAAATCTCAATTGGTTAAGGGTGCATTTAGAATGCTAACTCTTAAATTGGGTCAAGCAAACATTCCTATGATTGTGACCAATCATACCTATGATGTTGTTGGTGCCTATGTTCCAACTAAAGAAATGAGTGGTGGATCAGGTCTCAAGTATGCAGCATCCACAATCATCTATCTTTCCAAAAAGAAAGAAAAGGATGGTACAGAAGTTGTTGGAAACATTATTAAAGCAACAACTCATAAGTCTAGACTTAGTAAAGAAAACAAAACAGTAGAAGTAAGGTTGTATTATGATGATCGTGGTCTTGATAAGTATTATGGTCTTCTTGATCTGGCTGAAAAATATGAAATATTCAAAAAGTCTGGTACGAGGTATGAAACGCAGTTTGGATCGCAGTATGGAAAAACTATAATGGAAGATCCTGAAAAGTACTTTACTGCAGAAATTATGCAGGCAATTGATGAGGCAGCACACAAAGAATTCTTATATGGAGGGTGATGGAAAAGATTGAAACTACAATTCTCAGGAATCTCATTTACAATGATGAATATTGTAGAAAGGTATTACCATTTATTAAAAATGAATATTTTGAGGTTTACCATGAGAAGGTAATTTTTGAAGAGATTTGTAAGTTCATTCTTAACTATGACAATCTTGCCACAAAAGAAGTTATCTTAATTGAGACTGAAAAAAGAACTGATATCACAGAGGAGACATATAAAGAAATTTGTTCTTATGTCTCCTCTCTAGATGATTCTAAACCAGATCATCAGTGGTTGTTAGATACTACAGAAAAGTGGTGTAGAGATAGAGCAATCTATCTTGCACTTATGGAAAGTATTAAAATTGCTGATGGACAAGATGAGAAGAAGTCTAGGGATTCTATTCCTTCAATTCTTCAGGATGCACTTGCAGTCAGTTTTGATGACCACATTGGACACGATTATCTACAGGACTACTTAGAAAGATATGAATCTTATCACAGAAAAGAAGACAAAATCCCATTTGACCTTGAATACTTTAACAAAGTCACAAAAGGTGGTTTACCTAATAAGACTCTCAATGTCGCTCTGGCTGGCACAGGTGTCGGGAAAAGTCTATTCATGTGCCACATGGCTAGCTCCGTCCTCCTGCAGGGGCGCAATGTTCTCTACATTACACTTGAAATGGCAGAGGAAAGGATTGCTGAAAGAATTGATGCGAACCTCTTGAATACTAATATTAAAGATATTCAAGAACTTCCTAAAAAGATGTTTGAGACAAAAGTAAATAATATCAGTAAGAAGACTCAGGGGTCTTTAATTATTAAGGAATACCCAACTGCTTCTGCACATACTGGGCACTTTAAAGCACTTCTCAATGAACTATCTCTTAAGAAGTCATTTAGACCTGATATTATTTTTATTGATTACCTTAACATTTGTTCTTCCTCTAGGTATAAGTCAAATTTTTCTGTCAATTCTTATTCGTATATTAAAGCAATTGCAGAAGAATTACGTGGATTGGCAGTGGAATTCAATGTTCCCATTGTCTCTGCTACCCAAACCACTAGGGGTGGTTATGGGAACTCTGATGTTGAACTTACTGATACTTCTGAATCCTTTGGTCTCCCTGCTACTGCTGACCTTATGTTTGCCCTTATTAGCACAGAAGAGTTGGAACAGTTGGGACAGATTATGGTAAAACAACTAAAAAACAGATATAATGATCCTACCATTAACAAGAGATTTGTTATTGGTATTGATAGGGCAAAGATGAGACTCTATGATTGTGAGCAAAGTGCTCAAAATGATATTCTTGACTCTGGACAAGAAGAAGAGTATACTTATAATGAAGAACCCAAAAAAAGTAAATTCGCTAGTTTGAAATTCTAATGATTGAAAAAGTAGATTTTAACAAGTACAAAAATTTTGTGGATGCAGTTACTTCAGATGCATCCAAAGACTTTGTATCATTTTCTGATCGTATTGTAGAACTTGATCGCAAAGGTGCTAATATTGAAAGACTTCTGACTGCTGGTGTTGGTATCAATGCTGAAGGTGGTGAGTTTCTTGAGATTATTAAGAAAATGATCTTCCAAGGCAAACCCTGGAATGAAGATAATAAAGATCACCTGATCACTGAACTTGGTGACTTGATGTGGTATGTTATGCAAGCATGTGTAGCACTTGAAGTTTCTATTGATTATGTGGTCTCTAAGAATGTGGATAAACTGATGAAGCGTTATCCTGAAGGTGCTTTTGATGTCTTCTATTCAGAAAATCGTTCTGAAGACGATAGATAATAATAAACAATAGATAAAAAATGGTAGCTGAAACAGATCTATTTGAAGCAGCATCTATTGTTGCCTTCTATCATGCTGTAGAGAAAGGAGCAGATTTGACTCCAAATCAGGATTTAGATATGTATAATGATCTAAAAACTGAATTCCCAAATATGGACAGTGATTGGTATCTTGGACTTCTTAAACAATCTAAAGCATTAATTAAATATTTGGGTCACAGTGAAGGAAATAAAGATACTTCTTGGAAGTATGCTAGGTATGGAGGTAAAACAAGAACAATACCTCCAGGGAAGTCTACAGATATCTATGACTATATTTGGGATAGTTTTAATAGAAGTCAGCAGCAAATTTTTACAGGTAAAAAAGATAGTTGGAACACTACAGATGTTTACATGGTAAAAGCTTCTGATGAAAATAAAATTAAAAATATGATAGACACCTTGAAATCAGAATTTTCTGATGGAACAACAGCACCAGAAGTTTTTGTTGGAACAGTAAATGCTTATTTGAGTCAATTATTAAAGAATAAAACTCTCTTAGGAATCTCACTTAAAAAACCAACTAAAGCAGAACCAGAATCTCATGTTTATGAAACTAATTTAGATGTTGGTCCTGATGGAATTGAAGTTCATGATGGAGATATTATAGGTGATTTATTCACCTATATGGAAATTGCAAAAAGGGGAGGGGAAATGGACTTTTCAGGAAATTCCCTAACCTTTGAGGCTCAATTTAGAGCAGGAAAATATATTAAAAGATATTATTGGGAAAGCAAAGTTTCTAGTACAGCAGCACATGCTACTGAACCTAGGGATAGAGTCCCTAATAATAAGGGAAAATATGTAAATGCTACTGCTAGAAATGGTGCTATTCCTGCCCCTAAGATGGCAGATCTAGTTAAAAAATATACTGGGGAAGATGTTAATTATAATATTCCATTGAATGCAAAATTCAATGAACAGCAACTGAAATATTGGCAAAAGTATTTTGTTGATCTAGTCTCAGATAGAACTGTGAGTAAAGATTTTGGAAAAATTTCTTATCTTGGACAAAAAACTAGTCCAGAAGAATTTATTCAGAAAGCTTTTCTTTTGGATGAGCAATCACCAAATCCATCAGGTAAAAACTTCGCTGTAAAATTGAGAAGTAAACTGAGAATTCTAAGATATATGAAAATGATTGTTGAGGCAAAGAAACAAGGAAAACTTGCAGAACTCATCACTCATGCATATTTTCTTTCATCAAAAATGAACATTAGTCAAGCAGACCTGTCTGGACCCTTTATCAAAGTCCAATGATGTGCTACACTGGTAAAACACTGGAGACCCTATGATTGATCTGAGAACTGGAGACTGCATTGAGTTGGCAAAACAACTTGATGATAACTCCATTGATTGCACTGTAACTTCACCACCATACAACAAACAAAAGATTGGTGGTGGATTGTTTCGTAAAATTGAATATGATAAGTTTGATGATTCACTTCCAGAAGATGTATATCAGGAGCAACAGATTGAACTTCTGAATGTTTTGTTTGATAAAACAAAAGAAGGTGGTTCTTTATTCTACAATCACAAAGTCAGATATCTTCAGGGAAATGCAACTTCTCCTTGGGAATGGTTGCCTAAAACTAAATGGCACATCAGGGAAGAAATTATCTGGAACAGAGGCAGTGGTCCTGAGATTTCTGGTTACAGATTCACTCAGATTGATGAAAGAATCTATTGGTTGTGTAAAGGTGCTAAGAGACCAAAACTTCCCAGAAGGTCTGTGAACTATGGAAGTGTTTGGAAGTTTGGTCCTGAGATGAAGAATCCTCATCCAGCACCATTCCCTATTGTTCTTCCTCTCAGGTGCATTCAGGCAGTAATGGAATCTCCTGGTGTAATTCTTGATCCCTATAGTGGTTCAGGAACTACTGGTCTTGCTGCCACACTTCTTGGTCATAACTATATTGGGTTTGATCTATCTGATGATTATCATGCAATGGCAAAGGAAAGAATTAATAATCCATCTAGAAGAGACCTTGAGAAGTTTACTGAAGAGTGTGGAATAGAGGTAAATACAGAAAGAGATATTTTTACGCTGCTTTCCTGATGGAAGATTTTTTTAAAGAACTTATTCTGATCTACAAAAAACATATAAGAATCAAACAATTGAAAAAAAGAACCATAGAAAATTTTTCTAAATTCTATATTCATTTTGTAGATCAGAATAACGATCCAAACGAAAAGAAAGATAAATACTTACAATTGAAACATCTTGGTCTAAGATATATACAGGATAATCAGAATTTGATATATTCAGAAATTAATAAATGAAAAGATTCTTAGATTTTTTAACAGAAGCAAGAACATCCCAAGCTGCAAAGCAAGCAAAGAAACTTGGGTATGTTGGAGATGGTCACGGATATTGGATAGATAGAGAAGGCACAAAGCAAGCCAGAACAGTCAAGGGAAAACTTGAGTTTATAAAGGGAAAAGAAAAGAAAAAAGATGGTGGAGATGATGAGGTAGGGTACACTCCAGCAGAAATTAAAAAAAGAAAATCTAAGAAATTTAAAGCTGCTCCAAAAAGATTAGGATCTAAACCAACTCAACCTACTGAAGTAAAGAGTAAAAAAGCAGAACCTACAGGAACTTCTAGAAAAGGAGGGCAGCAACCTAGACAAGACGTTAGGGGAGAAGTTGTAACTGTTGCTTTTGGTAAATTTAATCCTCCAACAAAAGGACATTTGAATCTTTTGAATGCTTTAAAGCAAGCATCTTCAGGGGGTAATTTCTATGTCTTCCCAAGTAGAACACAAGATGGAAAGAAGAATCCACTTCCTCCTGATATTAAAATTGAGTATATGAAGGAAATGTTTCCTCAGTATGCAGATAGGATTATTGATAGTGAAGATTTTAAAACTATCTTTGATGTTCTTGCATTCTTAAATCAAGAAGGATACACTGCAGTTAATATTGTAGTTGGAGCAGAAAGAGTTGCTGAAATTGACAGTTTATCATTAAAGCAAAATGGAACTGCATATGAATTTAATTCTATTAATGTAGTTTCTGCAGGACCAAAGGATCCTGATGAATCTTCTGCAGCAGCAAGAAAAGCAGCATCTGCTGGTGACTTTGAATCCTTTAAGAAGATGATGCCAACATCATTTAAAGGATCTAAAAAATTATTTGATGAACTTGGAGGATCATTAGAAGTTAAAGAGACTTGGTTAATATCTCCAGAGTTAGATTGGAAAGGATTAAGAGAAAATTATATCTTTGGTAATTTATTCAAAGTTGGAACTATTGTAGAAAGTTCTACAACAGGACTTAGAGGTGAAATTATTAGGTCTGGTGCAAACCATTTGATCTGCGTAACTGAGGATGGATTTATGTTTAAATCTTGGATCAAGGATGTATCAGAAGTCCATCCTGACTAAATAGAAAAAAGAATTAGCAAAAAGATGACTAACATTTGGGCAGATCTTTATAAAGAAATTAGAGAGCCATTTTTTGAAATGGCAGATCCTTATGCTGTAACTGAAGAAAAGAAGGAAAAACCAAAGCGTTGGTGGGATGATGATGGTGATGGTATTGGATATGAGAAAGGAGAAGTATCTAGCAAGTTTAAAAAGAAGAAAGCAAAGGTAGAAGAAGAAGTAGAAGAAGTTGATGAAGCAAGAGAGCATGACGAGCCTGGTGAAGGTCCAAAGCAAAAGTATGGGGATATGCGTGGATTGGATCGCAGTGGACCTCCAACATCATTTGGTGGAAAGTGGCAAAGTAAAGAAAGAAAAGCAGCAGGTGCAGCAGATCTTGCAAAACTTAATAAGGAAGAGAGAGATCTCTTTACAAAAACAGATAAGAATGAAAGAATTGATGTAAGAAAAAATATCAAAAATAAGATTGATACTAAACCTTCTATTCCAGAAGAAGTTGAAGAATGGGTTGGTGTTCTTTTAGATGAAGGATATGACCTTTCACAGTTTACTTGGCAAGAAGTCGTAGACATTTATGAGTCTGCAGAACTAGAAGAAGCAGATACTACAATGCTTGCTCCAAGAGGAGATCTTCAAGATACAAAAACTGCAGGAGCAGATCCTCTTCAAGCAGCAAAAAGAAGAGCAGCACAAGCACAAGTTAGAAAGGAACTCTCAGATCTTCAGGTTGCTAAGGCAAGAGCATCTGCAAAGTTAAATCCAGCATCAGAAGAAGCAGTCCTGAATTATCTTGATAATAGATATGATCTTTCTGAGGGTGTTTTTGATCCTAAGAAATCAAAACTGAGACCTGCATCAGAAAGAAAATCAACTGAATTAAGTCCTGCTCAAAAGAAAGCAGCAGAGATGAAGCAAAAGAGAGCAGAAAGACTTGAGCAAGAAGCAGAAAAAGTTCTGAGACAAGTGAAAGGTGGAGGATCTACAAGAAGATCTTCAAAACCAATGGGATCTGAATCTCCTGCTGCAAAGGCACCTGCTCCAGAAGCAAATAGACAATTATCTAGAAGACAGAAGCAAGATACTCTTGCTAAAAAAGCAGGAGATGTTCTGAAGAGCCTTAAAAAATAAATAGTATTAGGTTCATTTGGAGACCATCATGTCTGCTTTAGTATCACTCGCAAGACCAATCCTTATTAGTGCCATGAATTCATGTCAAGTCAAAAGACTTGTGTGTGACCTCATTGATAGATATGTAACCACTACAGATAATGATATTGACAATGTGATTGCTAAAATGGTAAGAGAGGCACTTCTTAAAGAGTGTGTTTGAATCTAGTATAATTTAATAGTTGACTGGGGAATTTCAATTCCCCTTTTTTTATAAATAACTTAAGAAGAAAAAAAATTAATTTAGGTAAAAAGAATGGCACTCTGGGGAAATAACGACAATAAGGGTTCAGGTGGAACAGTATCGCTGAACTATTCAACCTTAGTTGTTACTGGATCTGGTACTACCTTTGGGCAAGTTGGGGCTGCTGCCACAGGAGATGTGATTAGATTTGGTATTAGGGGTTCTGGTGGAACTTATTTTGGTGATGCTGTAATTGTTGGCATTGCAAGCACAACTCAATGCACCATTGGTTCTACTGCAGGATTAAGTGGAGCAGCAATTGCTGCAACTAGTTTTTATGTCAGTGAACTTCCTAAGTACACAGTTCTTGATAGCACTTATAGCAATGCAAATGATGCAAATGAAACCATAGTAACTTTACCAGTCACAGGAACTGCAACTACAAATGCTGGAGTAGGAACCAATATCATTCCAGTAATTGCTCCAACTGGAGTTATTGTTGGTGATTTCTTGGTTAATAATTCAAACAATATTGTAATTTCTACCATTGGTGGATCTACAATTACCTTAGGATCAACTATTTCTGCAGGTATTGCCACAGGTGCCACTCTTACCTTTAAGAGATCTGTTGATGGTTATGATAAGCAGGTCTATGGTATTTCTACAACTACCAATCCTCCTGCAGCATATAGAGGATATACTCATGCTGGTTGGGTAGGTGTTACCACTTACACTGATATGCATGGAAATCTGAGAGTGAAGAGTGAGGTTCTGGTTGCTATGTCTGGTATCCAAACTGGTACTGATGGCATCCTCTATCCAACAGCAAAATAATTAGTCCATGAAATTTGATGAGTTGAATGAGGACAATTATATATTATTTGCCATTAAATATTATGACAATCCTCAAGCAGTTACAAAAGAAGACTTCTTTGAGGACTTAAGTAGATTTAAATATATTAAAAAACTTTTGAGAAGGTATGTTAAATCAGGAGAATTAAAAACAAATCTCCTGATTAATCATTTCATCATAGTTTTTAATGTCTTCAATGATGCAGCAATTCCCCTTCTATTTTTTAAAATAGAAAAGGAGTTGTGGTCTTCTATGAAGACATTTTTATTATTCTTAAATAGAATACCTGAATATCCAAAATCTTTTTTAAATGAAATTCCTGTTGATGAAAATTGTTTAAAAATACTGCAGAATCTATAATGAAAAACAATAAAGTAGACAGAGTAATAAATATAATTAAAGAGAATATGACTGCAACAGGTGGTGGTTTAGCAGGACTTCCCCCAGAAGAACCTCCAGTGGATTTGAGAAAAGGTAAAAGAAGAAATTGGAATCCATTCTTCAAGAACCTTGCAAGAGTTACTAGAAGATCCACCAAGAAAAATGTTTAACCAAAATACAACTGCTGATACCAAAATTGCTGTGCTTGAAGAAAGACTTTCATCTTATGAATTGCTATTGAAAAAGATAGATGAAGCAATTCAAATTATGGGAAGGACTAGTCAGAATATCAGTAAGATGTTGGCTGTTCATGAGGAAAAAATAGAACAGTGTCATAGAGCAGATGATTATGTTGGAAGATTAATTGAAGAATTAAAATTAGAAAATAAAGATCAGCATGAAGTAGTTTCTAAAAGAATTGATTCATTAGAGACTAAAGTAGAAGAACTTGGAAAATTTCGTTGGATAATTGCAGGAGCAGCAATCCTCTTATCCTTTGCAGTATCACAATCTCATATGGTGGTGGACATCTTGACACCAGACCAGCAACCTGCTAGAATAGAATCTAGCAAATAGATTATCTTGTAATGAGTTTTGTTGACTCCAAATATATTGGACTTGTTTCATCTAGGCTTCAAAAATTTAAGCAAGTAAAAAACAATCTTTATAATTTCAGATGCCCTTACTGTGGGGATTCTCAGAAATATAGAAACAAAGCAAGGGGATATATTTACCAATCTAAGAATGACCACAATTACAAGTGTCATAATTGTGGTGTATCTAGGTCTTTTACAAACTTCCTAAAGGATATGGATAGTGTCCTTTATGATCAGTATGTGATGGAAAGATATAAGAATGGTTTAACTGGAAAAAATTCAAATACTCCTGAACCAAAATTCAATTTTAAAGCACCATCATTCACAAAAAAGTCTTTTGATCTACCTACTCTTGCAGAACTAAATAAAGAACATTTCGCTAGAGAGTATGTAGAAAAAAGAAAAATTCCACAAGAATACTTGAAACAATTATATTTTTGTGAAAACTTTAAGGAATGGACTAATCAACAAAAACATACTTTTGATTCTCTTCAAAAAGATGAACCTAGGATTATTATTCCTTTAATTAATCATGGAAAAATATTTGGGTTTCAGGGCAGAAGTTTAAGACCAAATTCTCCAATCAAATACATAACAGTTATTTTAGATGAGCATCAACCTAAGATCTATGGTTTAGATGGAGTTGATTGGAGTAAAAAAGTCTATGTTGTTGAAGGTCCATTTGACAGCATGTTTATAAAAAACTCAATAGCAATGGTGGGTGCAGATATAGACAAAATGTTCTTTCTTACCAATTTTGAAACTGATTTTATTATGGTGTATGATAATGAAAAAAGGAATAAACAGATAGTAGAAAGAATAGAAAAGGCAATTGACTCACATTTTCCAGTAGTCATTTGGCCAAGTAATGTTCTAGAAAAGGACATAAATGATATGGTTCTTGCTGGACTTGATGTTCAGACTATGATAGAATTAAATACCTATTCTGGGTTAGAAGCAAAAGCAAAACTTATTAGTTGGAAACGAGTATGAGTAACGGGACTAAAGTTATTAAAAGAAACAGTTCTATTGAAGATTTGGATTTGAACAAACTTCATTTGATGGTTGAAGAAGCTTGCAAAGATATTGCAGGAGTTTCTGCATCTCAAGTAGAAATGCAATCTGGAATTCAATTTTATGATGGCATTACTACAGCAGAAATTCAAGAAATTTTGATTAGATCTGCTTCAGACTTGATTGATCTAGATAATCCTAATTATCAATTTGTTGCTGCAAGACTTCTTTTGTTTGCAGTTAGAAAGTCTCTTTATGGAAGAGTACAAGATCATCCTTCATTCTTTGAGCACATTAATAATTGTGTGGAAGTAGGAGTATATGATCCAGAGATCTTGAATAACTATACTGAAGAAGAACTTAACAAACTTGGTTCTTACATTAATCATAGTCGTGATTATCTGTTTACTTATGCTGGGTTGAGGCAAGTTGTAGATAAATATCTTGTTCAGGATAGAAGCACTGGGAAAGTATATGAAACTCCCCAGTTTATGTATATGATGATTGCAGCAACTATTTTTGCTAAGTACCCCAAGGAAACTAGAATTTCATATGTAAAGAGGTATTATGATGCAATCTCCAAACACAAAATCAACATCCCAACCCCCATCATGGCAGGAGTGCGAACTCCGCTTAGACAATTTGCTAGCTGTGTCCTTGTTGATGTTGATGACACCCTCGATAGTATCTTTAGTTCTGATATGGCTATTGGCAGATACGTTGCACAGAGGGCGGGGATCGGCATCAATGCTGGTAGAATCCGTGGTATCAACAGCAAAATCAGAGGTGGAGAAGTTCAACACACAGGTGTTGTACCATTTCTCAAGAAGTTTGAAGCAACTGTCAGATGCTGCACGCAGAATGGCATACGAGGTGGATCCGCGACAGTCCACTTCCCAATCTGGCACCAAGAAATAGAAGATATTCTTGTTCTTAAAAATAATAAAGGAACAGAAGATAACAGAGTTAGAAAATTAGATTACTCAATCCAAATCAGCAAACTCTTTTATGAAAGATTCATTAACAACCAAGACATCTCACTCTTCAGTCCCCAAGATGTTCCTGAGCTTAGTGCTAATTTTGGTCTTGATGGATTTGACGACCTTTATCTGGATGCAGAACGAGATGAGTCTATTCCAAGGAAAACTATTGGTGCTCAAGAACTCATTCTGGACCTCTTGAAAGAAAGAGCAGAGACTGGTAGAATCTATATCATGAACATTGATCATTGTAATTCTCATTCATCCTTTAAGGATAAAGTTGAGATGAGCAATCTGTGTCAAGAAATTACTCTTCCAACTAAACCTCTTCAGCATATTGATGATCCTAATGGTGAGATTGCTCTTTGTATTTTGTCAGCAGTTAATGTTGGAAAAGTAAGAGATGATGAAGAGTTTGAAGAACTTTGTGAACTATCAGTCAGAGGACTTGAGGAACTAATTGATTACCAGGATTATCCTGTAGTTGCTGCAGAGAAGTCTACAAAGGCACGTAGATCCCTTGGAATTGGTTATATTGGTCTTGCTCATTACCTTGCTAAACTTGGATTCAGATATGATTCTCAAGAGGCATGGGATGCTGTTCATGGACTTTCTGAATCATTCCAATATTATCTTCTAAAAGCATCTAATCAGATTGCTAAAGAAAAAGGTGCCTGTGAGTATTTTAACAGAACTAAATATTCTGATGGAATCCTTCCAATTGATACATACAAAAAAGATGTAGACGAAATTTCCTCTATCCCCTACCAGCATGATTGGGAATCTTTACGTTCCAGTATTCAAGCATATGGACTACGACATTCAACGCTGTCGGCACAAATGCCATCAGAGAGCAGTTCCGTTGTGTCAAATGCCACCAATGGCATCGAGCCTCCTAGGGGATTCCTGTCCATTAAGAAATCAAAGAAAGGACCTCTTAAGCAGATTGTCCCCCAGTATCAACATCTCAAGAATAATTATACGCTTCTTTGGGATATGCCTAGCAATACTGGTTACATTAATATTGTTGCAGTTATGCAGAAATTCTTCGATCAAGCAATTTCTGGAAACTGGTCCTATAATCCAGAAAATTACCAAGACAATGAAGTTCCTACTTCAGTAATGGCACAAGATTTCTTGAGTACATATAAGTATGGATGGAAGACATCTTATTATCAGAATACTTATGATAATAAGACTGATGAAATTAAAGAACCAACACAAAACATCAATGATTTAATTGAGGAAATTTTAAGTTCAAAAGGAGAGGAAGATTGTGACAGTTGCAAAATTTAGAGTTAACTCTGACCCCACAATAGAAGGAATGACAGTATTCAACACATCACAAGTAGATTCCAAAAAGCAACCAATGTTTTTTGGAAATCCCCTTGGAGTTCAAAGATATGATCAATACAAGTATCCTATCTTTGATAAACTCACTCAACAGCAACTTGGATACTTCTGGAGACCTGAGGAGGTCTCCCTCCAAAAGGATAGAGCAGACTATCAAACATTAAGACCAGAACAAAAGCACATCTTCACATCTAACTTAAAGTATCAAATTCTTCTTGATTCTGTTCAGGGAAGAGGTCCTGGTATGGCATTTATTCCATACTGTTCTCTTCCTGAACTGGAAGCATGTATGACTGTTTGGGAATTTATGGAGATGATTCACTCCAGATCCTATACTTACATTATCAAAAATGTATACTCAGATCCTTCTGAAGTATTTGATACTATCCTCACTAATGAAAGGATTTTAGAAAGAGCATCTTCTGTTACAGGAGCATATGATGACTTCATCAATTCTGCTCAACTATATGGGACATCCAATGATTGGATCTTTGCACAGGAAGGTGCAGGGTATGCTAGGGAGGAAAGAATTGAACTTAAAAGAAAACTTTATAGAGCAATTGCCAATGTCAACATTCTCGAAGGTATCAGGTTTTATGTCTCGTTCGCTTGCTCGTTTGCATTTGGTGAACTCAAGCTTATGGAAGGATCCGCTAAAATTATCTCTCTTATCGCCAGAGATGAAAACCAGCACCTTGTTATTACTCAAAACATCCTCAATAAGTGGAGTGAAGGGGATGATCCAGAAATGCAACAAATTGCTAAAGAAGAACATGATTGGGTAGTTAATGCATTTAAAACTTGTGTAGATCAAGAAAAATCATGGGCACAGTATCTGTTTAAGGATGGTTCTATGATTGGTCTGAATGATAAACTTCTCAATAATTATGTTGAGTGGATTGCTAATCGTCGTATGAAATCTATTGGAATTAAACCTATCTATGATATCCCTGCCAAAAATAATCCTCTCCCCTGGACAGAACACTGGATCTCCTCAAAAGGTCTACAAGTTGCTCCCCAGGAAACTGAAGTTGAAAGTTATGTGGTTGGTGGCATCAAACAAGACTTGAAGAAAGATAGTTTTGCTGGATTTAAACTTTGAGTAGAGGGTCTTAGGACCCTCTTTTTTTATAAATAACTAAAAAGGATTTTTTGCGTCATGGCAGGACTTAACAACATTAGAGAAGCATATAGTCAGATCTATTCTCAACTTGATGAAAGAATGAGTGATGATGAAAAGGAAATGAGACGTCTTGCTGCTCAAGAACGAAGAGCAGGTAAGTCTGATAGATTAGATTCAAAGGTTGGTGCTAAGTATGCAGAAAGTGAAAAGAAGTCTGCAGAAAGAGAAGATAAAAAATCAAAGGGCAAGCATATTCATGGAATGGCAGACTCTGTTGAAGTAGAAGGTGATTTAGTAGATGAGGCAAAGCAAACTTTCCCTGCTAAGAGAGTTGCAAAGCAAATGGCGAAGGCAAAGGCAGGTTCTGTCTATGGTAGACCTGCAAGCAGAGATGCTGTTCCAAATGTAAGTGATTCTGAAAAGAAAGAAACCACTCGCTTTAGTAAGATGTTCCATGCATCTGAAAAGGCAAAGAGAGAAAAGCAGAATACTGATAAGGCAAGACGCTCATCAACTTTCTACAAGGACACTCATCCAGCAAGTGCTCCTAAAATGGCAAAGGCACAAAGAGAAGAGTTTGAAGTTGATGAAGCAAAAGATAATTCATATCTTGAGACAGATATGGAGAAGAGAAAGAAGAATAATGAGAAAGCAATAGAAGATATGAAAAAGACCAAGGCACATGCTGATATGGTCAAGGCAGCAAGGAAGCACTTTGAGGAAGTTATCAAAGAAGAAGATCCCTGCTGGAAAGGATATACTCAAGTTGGAATGAAGAAAAAGAATGGACGTGAAGTTCCAAACTGTGTTCCTTCAAAGGGGGTTCCTAAGGCAAAGGGATATAAGAAGGAAGAACTGGAACTTGATGAAAGAGCACTTGATACTGCAGAGACTGGTGAGAAAGAAAGACTTGTAAAAGGAATGAAGAAGTCTGCAGCAGACTTTAAGAAGAGATATGGTGAGAGAGCAAAGTCTGTAATGTATGCAACTGCCACTAAGATGGCTAAGAAGCATATGGATACCTCTAAATCAGATCGCAGATATGCTGTGGAGGAAACTTCTATGGAAGAAAATGCAGATTTAGAAAACAGAAAAGTAGGTCCAAGAAAGCCATCTCAAATAGCCAAGAGAGAAAAACTTAATAAACTTATTGATGAGATAAGATCAAAAAAAGAAGGTGAATCTAAGTAAGAAGCAAAAACAATTAATCTTTGTAAGTATTATTACTTCTGGATTAATTGCAACTCTTTCTCAATGTACTAAAATATCTGAAGATAGTCTGTGGGATCTCTTTGATGAAATTCAAAGAAAGTTCTTCCCACAGACTATTTTTAATGAGTTAGTTATTAAAGATCCAGAAAAATTGAACAGAAGAGTTGAGAGGGATGTGGATAAAGCAATCAGGGAGTATGAGAGATGGGAGTCCTCTCTGCCTCCTAGGATGACCAATAAGACCATCCTGGAGGGTCTGAAGTCCCCAAGGTTCTCTGACACTCAGAGACTGGTGGTGAGGGATGCCATCTACTATGAGTGTCCTGGAGGAGTGATGGGCATCAGAGGAGTATGGGTTGACAAGGATCCAAATTGTAACTAGAATCACTCTGTCAGGTTTGAAGGATAAATAAGGCTTAATTATTAAAGGCTTTATGACCTATGAGAACCCTTGGATATATCAAGGAAAGATCTTTGATTCACCTGACATACTGGACTACTTTGGTTTTGTTTATCGTATTGAATGTACTGAGACTTCCAGAATTTATTTGGGAAGAAAGTATTTTTGGTCTTTTAGAAAACCAAAGGGTAAGTCTAGAAAAGTTAAACAGGAAAGTGATTGGAAAAAGTATTATGGATCCTGTCCAGAATTAAAAGAAGATGTAAAGAAGTATGGTAAGGATAAGTTCAAGAGGACTATACTTTCTTTGCATCAAACTATAGGAAAAACAAACTATGAGGAGACTAAACAGTTATTCTTAAATAATGTCTTAACTGAATCACTTGACACTGGAGAACCTAGGTACTATAATAGCAACATCTTGGGAAGATACTTCAGGAAAGATTATTATGAACAAAAGACAATTGCAAATGATGTGTCAGAACAGAGTGGATGATGTATTTGACAGAATTCATGAATTGTGTGATTCTGGAAGATTGGATGATGCTTCTGCTTTGTATGCAGAAATTAAAGATTGGGTTGTTCAAAAATATGATATTGAAGTTCTCTCTTTAGATTATATTAATGATGTAATCTAAAATCCTAAATAATCACTCATAATGATTTTTAGAATGAGTCTTTGATTATGAAATTAGAGCCCAGGAAGGTGCCCTTCGAGAGAAGTGGTGTACCCCCCTTCTATTGGGATGTAGAGTTCACTTAAATTTAATGCTTTTTAAAACACTTTCAATACTTGCTTTTGGTCTTGTTGGACTGGCACCCATCACAGCAAAGGCAGCAAGCGGATGTTCCCTTGCATCACATTATGGAGTAGGTGATGGATATCATGGACAAATTACTGCCAATGGAGAAAGATACAATGCATATGGGTTGTCAACTGCCCATAAATTTCTTCCTTTTGGCACTAAATTAAAAGTCACTAACCAATCAAATGGTCGTTCTGTAATTGTAAGAGTAAATGACAGAGGACCTTTTGTTGCTGGTAGATCTCTTGACTTGTCCTATGGAGCTTTTGGTAAAATTGCATCTCCTGGACAGGGGGTTGCCAATGTATGCTATACTAGGGTATAATATACATACTTGACAACTGAATACTAGGGAGTTATAATACTCCCTTACATATGCGAGATTAGTTCAGTGGTAGAACGCTATCCTTCCAAGTTAGATGTCAGGGGTTCGAATCCCCTATCTCGCTTCCCCAGAAACATCTGGGAATTATAAATAAACACTGTAGTTGTAATTCTTAACAAACTATATGAAATTTTTCAAACAACTGATGCTTGCACCTGTTGCTCTGGGGATTGTTGCTCCTGCTGTG